GTATGTTAGTAAACATACTATTTTTTATATTTACATACGAACATATGTTTGGTATAATTGTAAGATAGACTATCATAGTAATTATAATATAAATTTTGCTTTTGAATTGGTATTTAAAAGATAACTTGTCCAATATTTGTATATATTGTAAAATGAAATGGCGATTTGAATTTTTCTATTAAATTCGAAATATTAACAGATAAAGGATTGTGAGTCAATTATGAAAAAAACATCTACGATAGCAAATTTTAATTGTAAATTTGGTGAGAAACCAATGTTACCTTATTTTAAAGAAATAATTTATCCTGCATTTACGAATGAACATAGTAGAAGTGTTGGTGATGATAAATATTTTTTTGAAGGAGTTAAACTTGAAAATAGCAAAGGACGTTATATACTTCAAGGTGTATTAGTTAAGAAAACAAAACTAGAAATAAAGACAGAATATAATGATGGAGAACTTGAATATGTAAATAAGTTTTATGATTCAGCACCAATTTCTATATTTTCTTTATTTTTAGATAATCATAGATTTATATATACGACTAATCAAAAAGGAAGTCCTGATATAAGAAGTTTTTCAGCCACAATTAAGGAGTTTATAAAAAGAGAAGTTTCTAACTATAATTTAGAAAGGAAGAAAGAAGATCGAATAATTCAACCTAAAATAGATATAGTTAGTATACCAGAAAAGTCTAGTATAGAGGAAAAATTAAAACAAGTTAAAAAGATAAAGAAATTGTCTTTTAAATTTTTTAATCTTAATGGAGATATGGATACAACTGATGCATATGATTGGATGTTATCAGAATTAGATGCATATGGTTCAAAAACAGGAGCAATAACAATAAATTCACCTACTAATTTTGATGTAGTAAGTGATAGAATTGGAGAAAGTAAGGGGTTTGCCAAAGTTAATCTTAATGTTGATTATAAAAATGGAGGATCAGGAAAGTTAGATAATGAATCAATAAGTGAGAAGTTTACTATAGATGTTCCTGAAGAATCTACGATAAATACAGTTGCTATGGTAACTTTGGATACATTTAAAAACAATGAACTGTTAAACAGTGTAACTAAAGAAAATCAAAGAATATATGATAAGAATAAATCTATAATTGATAGTTTAGACTAATATTATGCAATATAATAATTAAAAAGGAGGGTTTTATGTGGTTAAGAAGAGTAAAGAGTCATTAGTAAATAACTTAAAAGATATGAAAGTTTATAAAGATATAGCTTTTTTAGATTTATTCAAAAGAGCATTTTTCACTATAAAACCGTCAAAAAAAAGAATATTATTTTTTATATGTGTTTTTTTTATAATGCTTTATCCATCATATTTTATTATTGTTTCGGGTGAAACATTACAAACCATAAACTTAGTATTAGATAAAGCTAATACTATTATATTATCATTGTTTGCTGTTGGCTTTACTGGATATGCTTTATTTCAAGCTTTAATAAATAGAAATACACTTAAAATTTTATTCGTTAGTAAAGGAAAAAAATATTCGTTGTTTGAAGAATATAATTTATACTTTTTTTCTATGACAATAGCTTATTTGTGCATAATTATTTTTAATTTTATTATGATTATTTTCACAATAGCTATTAAGCCAGAATGGTTTTCTATAGAAATGAAAAGAGTATTAAATCCTATATGCATAGCATTTATAAGTTTATACTTATCTGTTATAGTGAGTGCTGTTGTTGAAATAAAAAGTTTTATTTTAAATTTATTTCAATGTTTTAATATAAGTGCAACATCTCAAATGATAGAAGAACTGAAAAATTTAGATGATGATTTACAAGAAAAAAAATAATGAAATTTTGTATATATATTTATATATAGACAATAAGTTAATATTTAGTTTTATAGATCTTTTAAAGTGATTTGAGTATAATAATAAATAGTTTAAGTTTAAGAGGTGAAAATTATGGCAAAAGATAAGAAGCTTAAGACAAATGCTATGAGAATATTAGATTCTAAAAAGGTTTCATATGAAATGTTAAGTTATGAAAGTGAAGATGGAAAGATAGATGGAATTTCAGTAGCTCATAAAATTGGAGTAGATGAAAAGAATGTATTTAAAACATTAGTAGCTCAAGGAACAAGCAAAGAGTTATATGTTTTTGTTATACCAGTTGCAGAAGAATTAGATTTAAAAAATGCTGCTAAGATAGCTGGAGAAAAGAAGGTTGAAATGATAGCAGTTAAGGATATAATGAAATATACTGGATATATTCGTGGTGGATGTTCTCTAATGTTTATTTAGACAAAAATAAAATAGATGTTACATGAAAGTAACATCTAACGAATCAGTTTCAGGATCATATATAATTTCTTTAAATAAACTCATAGCTATTTTCCTTTTGTCATCTACACTAAGTTCATCATTAAATGCAAGTATATTATTATAGACTAATGAACTATCTTTTTTAGTATTTGAATTAAGCTCTTGTAATTCTAGTTGTAGTAAATTATCTTTTAATATAGATTTTTCTTTTACTAATTCTTCTAATTTAGATATAAAAATAAGGGAAGCTTCGTTACTTAGTAGAGCTATTTTGTCAGTAAGGTTATTTATAGTTTTATCAATACTTTTTATTTGCTTTTTTATAGTATCTATTTTAGAAGAATTATCTATTTTATTAGAAAAATATGAAGAATTAAATGTTTTTTTATCTTTAAGCAAATGTATAAGTTCAGATACCTTAGATTCTAATATCTCTTGTTTAACTCTTTTAGTATTCGTACAAGTTTTTAATTTACCACGAACAGCATCCCTACAAGAATAATAACTATAAGTAGAAATATATATTTTTTCTTCACCATGTTTATTATAATGTTTGGTTTTAGTTGTTTTGGTTTGTCCACAAAATGTTTGACCACAATACTTACATCTAATTGTTTTAGTAAGCCAAAATTTCTTACTAAATCTATTACCTTCCCTTGATATATTTTTATCCATATCTTTATTTATAGAAATCCAAACAGAAGGCTCTATTAATCCAACTATATCACTAACAATAGCATATTTAGTTTCTTTATCTGTATATGTTAGATATGAATGTATATTATCTTCATCACCTTGAACTATATATCCTTTAGTTTTTAAGTATAAGGATACAGAGGGAGAGCTTTTAACATATATAGGTTTTCTTAATGTGGTAGCTAAAGTTCCTCCAAGAAAATTATGATTATATTTTTCTTTTATATATTTAATAATATTAGAGTTCTTTTCTTTCTCATATTTCATATTAAAAACATCTAAAATCATATCTTGTTTATTCCATTCAAGTCCACCATTTAAACCATTTTTAAATCCAGTAGGAGGGGAGCCGCCAGTCCATTTACCTTTTTTAGCTATAGATAATAAATTATCTTTTACTCTTTGTTGAATATTAGTTCTTTCCATTTCAGCAAAACTAGCTAATAGTGTTAACATAACTTTCCCCATTTGAGTATTTGGGTCAAAACCTTCACTTATAGAAATAAGTTCAACATTATTTTCTTTAAATAGTTCTAATATTTTTAAGAAGTCTAGGGTATTTCTAGCAATTCTATCTACTTTGTAACAAACAACTATATCAATTTCATTTAGTTGAGCCATTCTAAGCATCTTTTGAAAGGCAGGTCTATTAGTATTTCCACCTGAAAAGCCTTCATCTTCAAAAACTTTAAATTTAGCATTATGAAATTTATTATTTATATAATCTTTACACATATTAATCTGAGTTTCTATGGATACTGATCCTTCAACTAAAACAGATTTCCTTGAATAAATAGCTACTTTTTTCATAATAGACCTCCATTAAACAGAACAAGAATTATAAATTATTTCATCTTCCATAATCATTAATTTAGATATTCTAAACTTATCGTCTTTTAGGTAGATTGATAATAACTTATATTTTATAATTTCTTCAGTAACATTAAAATGGAGAGACAATCCACTTAAAGTACCAGATATGTGTAATAAAGCTCCAATTATTTCCTCGTCAGAAATTAAATAGTTAGCAGCCCACATTCTAGCTTTCTTTTCTTGCTTACTTCTATTAATTTTGTCAGAGTAAGTTATGCATTCAGAAGTTAAATTTCCTGAAGAAGTAAAGTGATGACCAAGTTCTTCAGCTAATACAGATATATATTTTCTAGTATCAGTAAGTAAATTTTTATGTATTCCAATTATAGGATTCATTCCTGATACTTTAAAATATATACCTTCAATATTATATGACTTAAAATAAACTTCTTCTAATTCTATGTTTTCATCTTCAATTAAACTATAAATATCACTTAAACTTTTCATTAGTTTCACCATCCATTTTATATATTTATAGGATAATTGTAACATTTGTTTGTTGAAAAGTCGAACATATGTTCTTGAAAAGAGAAGAATAAAGG